GTTTTGACTCATCAGAGTTAGACAAATTCTTGATTAATAATGAAGAGTATTTAGCAGATGAAGATGAAGTTCCAGAACCGCCCAAAGAACCTAAATCAAAATTAGGAGATATATATCAACTAGGCGAACATAGGCTAATGTGTGGCGATAGCACAAATAAAGAAAATAAAGAAATTTTATTAAAGGGTAAAAATATTGACATGATATTTACTGACCCACCTTACGGAGTTGAGTATGTTAGTAGAGTTGACGAAAAAAGAAGAAAAAATTGGGGTGGTATTAAAAATGATGATTTAAAAGGAGAAAATTTAGAAAAATTTTTAGAAAGTGCTATTGATTGGTTTGAAAATACCTACATTTTTTGTAATTGGCAATCATATCCAAATTTTTACAAATCGTTTGGAAAACCCAAGCAAGTAATAATATGGAATAAACAATGGGTAGGTTTAGGTAAGGGTTATCGAAATCAATACGAAATGTGTTTATTTTATGGAACTTTAAATATAACAACAGAAACAAATTTATGGGATATAAAAAGAGATGCAAGTTACCAACACCCTACACAAAAACCAGTAGCATTATCAGTCAGAGCTTTAAATAATAGTTTACTGAAAAATAGAATTTGCTATGACCCTTTTTTAGGTTCTGGTTCTACTTTAATAGGTTGTGAAAAAACCAAAAGAATATGTTATGGTTTTGAATTAGACCCTAAATATGTAGACGTAATTATTGAGAGATGGGAAAACTTTACTGGCAAAAAAGCTAAAAAGATATGCTAGAGATTATTACATACACCATGTACCTCATTACTATAACAGATATAGAAAACCCTAATGTTGAAGTTCACCGCCTTGTATTTGACAATCATGCTGAATGTATAGCATTAGCCACAGCCATCAACCAAGTTCGTGACCCTATTTCTACTAAAAAGAACTGTAGAAGGGTTATAAACTATTATTCGGAGTTACCATAATGCAAAAAGATTACGAAAAAATATTTGCACTCAAGCCTATAGTTCCAGATACAAACCAAAGAAACACTAGAGTTTTCAAGAAGGAAACAGTGGAGAAATGGAAAAAGATAGCAGAAAAACAAAGAAGACAAAAAAAGAAAAAACTTTAAAAATAAATTATTTATTGCTAAATGTTATTTGTGGCATTAGTCGACATAGTTAAGGACTGTTTGTTGTAGGTCAGTAGTACAATGATTAGTGGTTGAACCTTGAGAAGCTATGCCACACCATCTATCCATAGGGTAAAAATAGGATGGCACGTCCGAAGAAGTACAACATAGACACAAAACAGCTACAAAAACTTGCATCATTCGGTTGTACTAATATAGAAATGGCTGATTTCTTTGGGTGTTCACCAGACCTTCTTGAAAAGAGTTATTCGGAATTTCTAACAAAAGGGCGGTCACAGATGAAAATGAGGTTAAGACAACTTCAATGGAAGTCCGCTGAAAATGGTAATGTCACGATGCAAATATTTCTAGGAAAGAATATTTTAGGTCAGCAAGATAAGATAGAAACAAGTGAACTAGATGAACCGCTAGTGTGGTCGGCTGATTAATGCCCTTAACAGCACCACAAAAGAAAGTTATCAAAGATGACTCACGTTTTAGGGTTCTGATTACAGGGCGTAGGTTCGGTAAAACATATCTAGCCATAAATGAATTAGCCAAGTTTGCAAGTCAGCCAAATAAAAAGG